TCTATGGGTGAAAAATTTAAAAAGGCTTTTAAAAAATTATTTAGCGATGAAGAAAAAAATGAAAAAGGTGAGATTAACGTTAAAGATGAAGAAGATTTGTGGGACAAAATGAAAAAAGCAGGAAGTACTTTTTTTGGTAAAATAGGAAACTTTTTTAATTAATATAATTATGAAAAAATACATTTTAACAGAAGAACAAATAATAAAGGCGTTAGCTAAACCCGGAATCAAAAAAGGAATTGGCCTAAAAATTAATGAGGGTGATTCTTTTTATTATAAATCAATTGTAAAAGAATTTGACAATGATACCGACTTTGAGGAGTGGCAAGAAAATTTACCTGAAGATCAAAAAGTAATTGGTGTTATTGACATTGAGGAGGGTGCAATTACAGAATCTGTAAGTAAAGAAGAATTAAAGAGATTAAGACGAGTTCAAGAAGTAAGAGATATTATTGAGTATCAAATGGAAATCCAGGATCCTGTCAATTTTGATGATGGTGAAGAATATGCGGATTTTTGTATCGGAGAAGGAATGAGATTTTTCTATGGTGATGAAAATTACGAAAGAGAAGATGATCTTTTTGCTGATGAAGCCGAAGATTATATGAGGGGTGAGATTGAAGAAATGATGTATAAGGAATATTACGATGACCTAGTTGAGTTTTGGGAGGAAGAAAGTAAAGACTGTTAATATTTGTAAGGATGAGAATAATATTAACAGAATCACAATTAAAATTAATCACAGAAGCTTCCTTGGCTTATGATGAAGAATTTAAAAAACTTGTAAGGGATTGGGAGGGAAAAGTCATTGATCCAACAACAAAAAACCATATAACTTACGATGATAAAACAATGAAACCGGTTAAATCATCAAAACAAGTTAGAGGTACAATGACAATTGGTTATGGGACAACAACAGACGTTTATCCAGAAATGAAACCCGGAGAAACAATTACTGAACCGCAGGCAAATGAATTACTTACTAAAGGGATTACAATGAAAGAAGATGAGGTAAGAAGATTAATACCAAATTATGACAAATACCCAAGATACGTAAAAGCGGCATTACTAAATTCAAAATATAGAGGTGATCTAGGACCAAAAACAATTACATTAATAAATCAAGGTAAATGGGGTTCTGTGTCTACAGAATATTTAAACCATCCTAACTATACAAATCCGGGTAAATTTCCTGGTGTTGTTGCCAGAATGAAGTCAAATGGTGATGCATTTGATAGATACGCCAGAGAATTAAAAAGTTCGCCAAAACAACAAACAAAAAGCCAAAACGATTTTAATGACCCAATACTTTTGTCACTAGAATCAAAACTTAAAATGTCAACATCAATGAAGGTTCATAGGTTTAAAACAAATAAAGGTTATAGGTTGGAAGTAGGACCATACCCACCGTCAGCTAGAGAGGGTCGTTATTTGGTATTTTTTAGAGATGGAAGAATTATATGGTATAACGGAAATAATTTTGATAGTTATGTTGGAAGTTGGGATAGTACAACATTGTTGTTTGGTCAAGTAAAATCAAAAACCGGTGCAATAACGTTAAAAACTGCGTTAAATTATCCAGTAAAACATTTTGCGACAACTAGTAGTGTTTACTATACGGTAAAACAAAATGACACACTATCAAAAATTGCGGCAAACTACGATAAGTCTGTAACACCACAATCAATTATGAAATTAAATGGGTTAAAAACAACTGCATTAAAACTAGGTCAAAAATTAAGGATAAAATAAATTTACTATTTTTTGAAAATTTGGACTTTAAATAATATTTATTTGTGTATATTAAAAAATTATGAAAAAAATTATAAGACTTACAGAATCAGATCTAGCAAGAATTGTTAGAAAAACATTAAAAGAAGATAAGGATAAAAATCCGCTTTATAATAATATAAAAGATCTTTTATTTAATTCATACGAATCAGCAGAATCTAAAGTTTTTATGTTGAGACAAATTGCTGACGAACTAGAAAGTGATATGAAGTTAAGAAGAGACGTTTCAACAAGATGGTCAAAAGAAAGATCATAAAATAAATTTTAATAAAAGATTATGAAAAAAATTATAAGACTTACAGAATCTGATTTAACAAGAATTATTAGACGGGTGATTAACGAAACAACTGAGACGCAACAAAAAATTACAACACTTAGAAGTGCCGCTAAAGGAGATGCAAAAATGAGTTCGTGTTGGACTAAAGGGTTGTGTCCAAGAACAGAAGCCGGAAAAATTTATAGAGACGAGTGTGAGGTTTGTGCTGGACCTATCGCTGGTATTTTAATACCAACTATTGGTGTCATTGCGGGAGCAATTATTAACGTAAGAACTAGGTCGGAACAAAGACAAAGACAAGAAATGGAACAACAATGGATCACATTAAATCCAGAACTTGAGGATAGGTCTTTTACGTATTTTAAAGATGGTAGTGTACAAGCTGTTAAGGAAGGGTTTACTAATGATATTATGATATTAAAAAAAGGTGGTACTTGGGAAAAATTAAGTAATTAATAAATGATAAAAAAGTAATTGTTATTTGACATAACAACATTTTTGTTTTATATTTTATATATGTCAAAAAAACAAAAGTATACTTTAAAAGAAATCAAAACAAAGGCAACCGATAAACTGCTTAAAAAGTTAGAAGTTTTATACGATTTATTTAAACGAAATCTAACTTTATATAAAAAATATAAAGCGTTAGAAGACCAAGAATGCGTTGAGATATTTGTTAGTATGTTTCGTAGTCCTATCTGGGACGTAACGTCAGCACCCCTATTTAAAAGTGGTTTAAAATCAACTTGTGTAACTGACATCAAATCTAAAGACAATGTTGATGATCATTTTATACAACGTGTTAAAGCCGCTAAGTTTCTTTTTGAAATTTTTTATGAGAATCCAAAAACAACCTTTGTTTCATTTTTAAATTTTTTAATAAAATACGGATCAACAATAGCTTTGACAAAAGAAGAACATAATCTTGTTACCAGTACTGCAAAGAAGAACAAAGAACTTATGAACTATCAAATATATGAATCTTGTGGTATTGAAATACCTGGACTAAGTGAACTTTTACAATCATTAGAAATAGAATAAATTTAATTTTTTCATTCTATTAGATATTTATAATAAAAGTATCAAAATGAAAAAAGACATTCTTTTATCTGAAAATCAATTAAAAAAATTAATATACAAAATAATTAAAGAAGTTCGCGGTGGTTATGACGATTATAGTGTTATGGCAACTCATGCAGAATCTTCTATGGCACCAATGGCCGCATCTCTTTCGGATCTTACAGGTGCATTGTTAGGTCTTATTCAGTTGGTTGACTTTCTTGACGACCCAATTGGATCTAACGATTTTTATGAGGCCACTTTTGCGTTTAACGTATTAGTTGATGAGTTTAAAACTGCCAATAAAATTATCTACAAAGATTTTTCTGAAGACGATGTTATTAAAAAAGGTCAAAAATTAATCAAAAAATTAGACACACTCCAAGAAAATTTAAGAAGGGTAGAATCTTTGGGTAGAGATTTTTTTGAATCAAACCAAGACTTTAAAGTTAAGTTTAGGAATTATGTGATTGGTGTTTTTGAAAGTATCAAGGAGTATGACCAAGAATTGGAAAAAACTCATAATATGTTTGGCAAAAGACTTTCTGGTAAAGGGTGGCAAAAAAGTGAAGAATTTTAAATATGAAAATAATAATAACTGAAAACCAACTGCAATGGGTGGTTAGGTCAATAAATAAAAAAAGATCAATACAAGAGTCAATCTATGATTCTGAAAAAATGTATTCTAAAGAATATATTAATTCTGTAACTAAAACAGCACCCAAATACGTCAAAAAATTAATTAAAAATTTACCAGAATACGATTGTCCAAATCGTCCCGGAGTCTGTGTAAAAATTCCAGAAATGATTTTTCAATATATAAAAGGTAATTTTTAATTTATTGGTATATTTATATATAAATAATATATTATGAAAACAGTTAGACTAACAGAATCAGATTTAAGAAGAATAATTAATAGAATCTTAAAAGAAGATGAAATTGATTTAACAGCGGATCTTGAGGTTTTTAAAAACCATAGTGATATCCCTGGATGTGACCCGTCAAGGTTAGATTTCCAACGATGTACAACAGAAGCGTTTAAAAAATTACCAGCGGAAGAATTCCTTGCTTTATTTACAAAATTATCAAATCAGTCAGACACCCCATTAGAAAATCCAATGGAAAAAATGGGTGATATTGCAGAATCTAGAAGAAGATTTAAAAGAAGATAAAAAGTGTTGGTATCAATTGATACCAACAACTTCTAAATCAAAGATTAACTTTTTTCCAGCTAAAGGATGATTTGCGTCTAATACAACGGTTTCATCTTTAACTTCCAAAACATTAAAGTTTACCACACCCATAGGAGTTTCCGCTTGTAAAACGTGACCAACTTCTACTTCTTGTGGTACTCTGTCTTTTGGTACTTCTTGAACCATACCTTCGTTTACATCACCGTATGCGTCAATAGGGTCAATCTCAACCGTTTTTTTGTCACCAACTTGCATTTCTAACAAACCTTGTTCAAAACCACGAATAAGTTGTCCTTGTCCTAATGTAGCAACTAATGGCTCACGTCCTTCAGTCATAGATGAATCAAAAATAGATCCGTCTTCTAATTTTCCTGTGTAATTTACAGTCACAGTACTGCTTTCATTAATTTTTGTCATAACTTTTTTTTATACAAAATTAGAATATTTATTTTAATAAGTCAAATTAAAATGAAAAAAATTATTATCACAGAAAGTCAATTAACATTGCTATTAGAAAATCAAGAATATATTAATTCTTTATTAGATAAAATCAGCGATAAAGGTATTGAGACTTTAACTCCCAGTGAAAAAAAATATTTAGATGGGTTATCTTCACACGAAGGCCATATGGATGATTACAGTGATCCAAATTACGAAGATGATTATGATGAAAGAAGAGGTCAAAAAATAGTTTCATCCGTACCTAATTTATCAAAAATGTATTTTGTTTTTGATTATGAAGAACGTGAAGGTGATGAAATTTTATTATATGGAACAATTTATTTTAATAATAATGAATATAATGGTGTCATCATTACAAATGAAACCGGAACACTAATCAATTTTGATTTTCAAGCTGTTGAACTTGACCACAATGAAACAATGGCGACAAGTTTATTAGATGAACTAGAAGGTCTTGAATATGAATTAATGGTTTTTTTAGAAAATGATGTTATTTCGTCTTTAATGTAATGGTAGATTTTTTCAAATATCTTATAATCCAGTTAATGAACAAATATGGTTCGTTTATGTGGTTTGGGACACACGTATCAATGACACAAACTGAATGGCATTGGGTCATTGAAATTTTTTTATGTCTTTTTGTTAACCTTTTAATTTTATTTTCGTTATATTTGCAATACATAGATAAAGAAAATGAAAAATTACGAAAAACTGATAATGCCTAAAGATTCTACTTGGGGTAGAGACACTCTATGGAGAAGTTTACACTGGAGAATAAGATACTTTATAACCGGAGTTAAAAACATATTCAGATGGACACCAACTTTATATAAAGATAAAGATTGGGACTCTTGGTACATCTATAATATTTTACAAAAAAAGATAGAATATCAAAGACAAGAAATCATCAACGCAAATCGTCACACTGATATAGATAGAGATAATCGTGATATGACAATAGCTCTTAATTTACTTGAAAGAGTAAAAGACGATTACTATGGTATCGAGCATATTGATTACAGTAAAACTGAATTTGATTTTATTCCTGTTGAGGGTAACTCAAATTTAAAGGAAATGAAAATGACGGTTTTAAGTGAGAACTATGATGAGTTTTTAAAGAAATACCCGTCAAGTGTTAGAAAAGTATTAAAAGAAAAAGGTAACGATTTAGAGAAAGACGTTCTTTGTGTTTATGTTGCAAAACATAACCAAGAAAAGGCTAGAAAATTATTATTTAAGTTATTAGAACAAAAAATTGAAAGATGGTGGGATTAAAAATTTATAAAATAAAAGATAAAGAAACATATAACCACTTACATACAGTTTTGACTGGTTGGTGTTTCTTTAGAAATGAAGGTGATGATTATTATATTAAAGCACCTAAAAATAAATCCATTGAAGCTCTAATTGAAGTTGGCTCTATTTTTGAGTTAGATCAAAAGACGACTGAATAATAATATCTTTTTTATCCCCAATCACATTCCAGGCTCTTTGTACTAACATTTCTAACGCGTCTGGATATAGTAATTCTAAATTTTCTGGTTGACCGACATAAAGGGTAATATTGATTAAATATGATTTTTTACTTCTGATATAAGTAAGGTTGCTAATCGTCACGTAACTCTTCTCTCCAAAATATTCCACTAGTGTTTTACTCAATTGTTTATCAAAAAATAGTTGTAAAAATTTTTTAAACCTCATATAATAAATTATAACCAGTAAATGTTCATTTGACAAGACATTTTGTGTCTTATCTCATCATTTATTAATATTTATTATATATGAAATTTATACTTCTAATATTATTTTGTTTTAAACTTATTTTAAGTGTTGGTCAATGTAATGGTGTACAATCATTTACGTTAACACCAGCACCAGTTGGTGGAACATATTTACCCGGACAAACCGTTACAATGTGTTATACTATGAATGGTTATACACAAGCCGGTACTAACTGGATTGAAGGGTTTGACTTGACTCTTGGTGGTGGTTGGGCGTCTGTTGCCCCGCAAACGGCACCAACAAATTGTGGTGGTAATGCAACTGGTGGACAATGGGTGTGGAAAACGTCTGTAACATCAACAACAACACCAATTGTAACGGTTGGTCCTGGTTATTTCTTTGATTTAACAGTTGATAGCAACCCAGGTAATGACTTTGGTGACGCCGGATCGTGTGTTTGGACGTTTTGTGTTACTTTAACTGTTACAAACGTATGTACACCACAAAGTTTATTAATACAAGTCACCCCAGGATCAGACGGAATGTGGGGTAGTTACACAAGTACGACTTGTGATATAGCAACGCCATTTAATGTTTTTAATGGAACAATAAACATAACCCTACCAATAGTAGGACCAATAACACATAATTAAATCACTATGAAAAAATTATTATTTTCCCTTATGATGTTGATAACTGGAGTAGTGTCAGCACAATCAACAGTAAACCCAGACACAGTTTGCTACCAAACTAACGGATCAACCTATACTGTACCCTCTTTAGGTGCTGGTTATACCTATACCTGGACCGTTTCTACACCCGGAACACTAACATCTGGACAAGGTACTAACACAATCAACGTAAACTGGTCTGCAGCGGCACCAGGATTGATAAACAACGCCATTTCTGTCGTTGCAACAAACGCCAGTGGATGTCAAAGTACACCGGTTACATTAAATGTCTTTATTTTACAAGTAATACCAACTATTACAGCTCTAGGACCTTATTGTTCAACAGATCCTTGTGTTAATTTAGTAGGAACACCAATTGGAGGTACTTGGTCTGGTACTGGCGTTGTAGGTAATCAGTTCTGTCCAAATCAAGCAAGTACTGGATCTAATACAATAACATACACTGTAACACAAGGTGGATGTACGTTTTCAACCACTAGTACTGTAACTGTTAACGCTCAACCAGTATTATCTCCTATCCAACACAATTAATGAGGTATATTTTACTAATATTATTCATTTTTTATGGGTTTATATCCCTTACACAACAATTTATTGAGTTATGTGAGGGATATACACCTACTTATACCTATTTTTCAACAACAAATGACCCTGGAGACAATGAATGGGTGTTAAATGGACAGTATTTTTATACAGAACAACTAGAAATTACGTGGGATACACCAGGAAATTACGAAATTAGTCTAATTAGGTATTCAGATGGTTGTCCATCACCTAAAATGACCTATAATGTGACCATAACCCAGTGTCCAGAGCTTATTTATTGGATTCCAAACACATTTACACCCAATAATGATGAGTTTAACACCCTTTGGGGACCTGTTTTTACGTCTGGTTATGATGTAAATGGGTTTGAATTACTTGTTTTTAACCGTTGGGGTAATATTGTATGGGAATCTAACGACCCAAATGGCCGTTGGGATGGTACATATAACAATAAAATGTGTTTAGATGGTGTTTATACGTGGAAAATCAACTTTGGGATCAAAAATACGGACGAAAGGAAGGAAATACACGGTTTTGTGACTATAATTAGGTGATTTACAACAAAAAATCATCATTTTCAGTGTTAATCTCCTCAATTTTAACTATTTTAACGTTTTTTCCCTTATTTTTTACAGTTATTTCGTTTTCGTGGGGGTAAAGTATGTTATTTTTGATTGTTTCTTCCAAATCTATGTCATTTTTGGGTATTTTTGCGGTAATTAAGTAGTATTTTTCACCTAAACCAGTCAAATATGAGTGATTTGAGAGTAAATCAACCTTATTTTCACTAAAATGTGACCCAATTTTATCTAAATTGATGTCTTTTTTATCATTTACCCTTAAAATTCGGTATCCTTTGACCATTTCTGGTAGGTTTTTTACCCTATTTAGGTGGTAATTTAGCTCATTTTTGGCCTCTTTTTCGCTAAAATCCATCATTTTTAAAGCCAAAATGAGTCCTTTTTTGTCTATTATTTCACTTAAAATGGGTAATAACTTCATATAAATAAATACTTTAATTAACTCTTTTTCTTTAAATATTTGATTTCTACCTCATATGGTCCAGAATTTGACTTATAATTGTCATATTTCCAGATTAAAGTACAATCATCGTGTTTGATAACCCTCTCAAATACCTTTCTTTCTATTTCTTTTTTAACTTTTTTGTCACTCATAGGGTACAAATATAACAATAATTATTTAAAAAAAGAAACCCCTCTTGCGGAGGGGAGTAAAAAAACTTAAAAATGTGGAATTATTCTACCGGTGCTTCTTCAGATTCACCTCCAGATGGATGTTTTTTGTTGATAAACTTATCAACTGATCCAATTGCAAATGAACCAAGTACCAAAATTAAAAATGAGTTAAAAATAAATTCATTAATTACTAATGGCATACCCATAAAACCAGTAACGATGTCAGCACAAGCAAATAAACACATCATTAAAAAAGCAATAAACCCAACAACAGATTTTTCATTGATTGAGTTATTGTCACAGAATAGTTGGTTAAAAAATTTTTTCATATTATTTGTTTTAATTATAAATATTACTTTTTTTTTAAAAACTATTTACTTTATTAAAATAAAAAAAGGGACAGTAGCGAATTGTCCCTTTTTGTGTTACCAATAACGGTAACGATCCTAAGCAAAACTTTTATTTTCCTTTAACAATATTTAAACACTGTTTTAAATACTCTTTAGCTCTAGCTGAAGGTGTAAATTCATCATCTTTAGTTTGTAGCGCTAAAACTCTTTCTATATCCTTTACCAATTCTGTACCGTGTTCATTCTCTTTATATAATTCGGATATTTTATCTAAAGCCTTATGACATTCACCAGTTGTTTCATCGTGATAATTTTTATTTCTAAATTTATCTAAATTGTTCATCATTTCATAAGCTAAATGAGCGCCACCATCTTTTACATCATTAGCCCAACGAATATTATTCAAAATACCTAACGTATCAACCATTGAATTGACCCCAAAGGCTCTTTTTTTAATCCCTGGCGAATATTTTATATATTCATTAGCTTGACCCACCATTTCATCTAATGGTGTAATATTTTCTGGGATACATCTAGGTTTTTTTTCCTTTTCTTTTTTAGCTGGACTAGATGGGTTTGCGTCCTCTTCTTTAAGAACTCTTTTAATAATTCTCTTGATGTCTGATTCTGTTAATATAATTTCTTTCATATTATATATTTTTTTTTAATAAATATTCTATAAACAATTAAATAATAAAGTATTTATAAACATAAATATCTATTGTTATGGTAATTTTAGAAAATCTAATAAAGAAAGTTTTGAAAGAAGAGTTTTCAAAACCTATGGGATTAAAAAAACGTGTAAGAATTTCAGAGAATCTAAAATACCATTTAGATAATAAGATTACTTTATCTGAAAATGTTTTTAGAATTTATTCGCAATCATATTTTGATTTAATTAATGAAGTTAGAGATTTATATGAAGGTGGTGCAATTGACTTGAACCAAGAAGATATGTGGATCGTTGAAAGTAATTTGGGTAAGTCTGTATTACTTGAAAATGGTAGAAGAGTTTGGTTAGACGCACCAATAGAATTACAAGAACCTTTAAACGAAGCAATGCACAGAGGTAAAAATGTAAAACTTGGAAGTCCTTTTAGAACTCCTGGTGGGCCAAAGAAATTTGCAGTATATGTTAAAACACCCGGTGGTGGAGTTAAAAAAGTTACTTTTGGAGATCCTAATTTAAGGGTTAAGAACGCAAATAAAGCAAGAGCAAAATCATTTAGAGCAAGACATAATTGTGATCAGAAAAAAGATAGGACGACAGCAGGATATTGGAGTTGTAATGTTGGTAGATATGCAAAAAAATTAGGTCTAAAATCATCAAGAAACTGGTAATAAATTATGACACCTTACGAAAAATTTATTAATCCTAGGTATGTAAAAATGTTTAACCATTTTTTAAATACGGTTGTTG